CAACAAACTGGACGATATCTTACAAGGTTTGCGGGGTGTGATTGACGAAAAACCTATGACGATAGGCCAATAAGTGCAATCCTATAAAATGCAAACCCTAGGCGGTGAATCCTAGGTATAACATGATAACACAATTAATAGTAAAAAGAATCCCGCAGTCCCTTCTGCGTTATTAAAGGGGGTAATTAGCTTCACCACAATGCTAGGGTGCTGACGATCAATTTGACCTCAAGTCCTGATTATGGGAGCCTTGGAACATCGTTAGGTGGGTATCACACCTTGCCATAAGTAAATGTGATGGACAGAGTAACCGCTCAGTTAGGGGCTTATGGGAGTAAGTAGCCTAATCTTATAATTGGTCCGTTCATATAGTGGTTATTATATCCGCCTGTCTAGCGGAATATAGGAGTTCGATTCTCCTACGGATCGCCAAGTTTCAATTCCGCAGAACCCGAGCAAGGTGCATGGGCGTGACTGTTAATCACTGGCTAGTAGAGTTCGATTCTCTAATGCGGAGCCAAGTTTTATAATGGGTTGGATGCTCTAATGGTAGGGCAGCGGGCTGTAAACCCGTGGCTTCGGCAAGTAGGTTCGATCCCTACCCAACCCACCAAATTTTGAAGATGTAGCTTAAACGTAGAGCAGTGGGTACACAGGTTATAGACGCCTACCCATCAGCACAGGATCACACCCTGTCATCTTCACCAAGCCGTTCCGCTTTGTTAGCGGATACTGTGACCCGCAGGATGAGAAGTGAGGTGACTCTCACGGGTGGTACACTTCAAACCGAAAGTGCGCTGGCAATGCGAGAACGGGACCCGTCGGGGAGAGGGTGGAGGCCGTGCGTGATGGCAAGTTCCAAAAAGCGAGCCTGATGCGGTATAATTACCTCCGGGGTCCGTCAGAGCACCTATACTAAATATTCTTTTTGCTCTAAGGAAAAGAATATGAAAAACATATTTTTGATCCTTGCATTTCTTTGTACTACAAGTTATGCATCTACAAAGTATGTTTATAATGTTACTAAAGATCAAGTTATAATTGATGATAATTCAGAGATGATAAGACCTATAGCATCAGTTACTAAATTGATGACGGCAATAATTAGTTTAAATGTGGGTGATTCATTATCAATAAAAATCCACTATCGTGGTAAACAAAGAACTAAAGAAGAATTATTGTATTTGATGTTAGTTAAAAGTGATAATCAGGCCGCAGAAGCATTAGCGAGAAGTTATCCTGGTGGTAGAGATAATTTTATTATTGCAATGAATATTCAAGCAATGCAATATGGAATGATTAATACACATTACAGAGATGCATCAGGACTCAATTCTAATAATAGAAGCACAGCAAAAGATTTGGCAATTTTACTGCAACATGCTTATGTGTATTCAAGAATTAGAGAAATGTCATCAACGGCCAGTTTTAAGATATATGAATCACGTAAGAAGAAAACTAAAGTAATAACAGTAAATAATACCAATATTAATTTATTAAAAGATTTTAATGAGATACAAATATCCAAAACTGGGTTTACAAACCTAGCTGGTAAATGTTTAGTTATGTACTTGACAAAGAATGAAGAACAGTATATAATTGTAATCTTAGGTGAACATAATACTAAAAGTGTTCAACATGTTGGTAGAGCAATAATAGAAAGTTTATAGCCCTTGTATCCTTAGTGGTAGAGGTCCGCACTTGTAATGCGGGTGTGTGGGTTCGATTCCTGCCTGGGGCACCAAGAAAATGAATAGTGAAGATTACTTTTTAGAGTTAAAAACAAAATCAGAATACATATCAAAGTTAAATTTTGATAATGTATCTTGGTTTGAACATATTGGTTGGATGGTACATCCATTAGATAATAATATTATAGATAAAGAACCATTACTAAAAAAGATTGGTGAAAAATTTGAAATAAAATCTATTGGTGTGATGAAAACACCACCAAATTCAGTATATAATTGGCATACTGATGATGATCGAGGTGTATCAATTAATATGTTATTAACACATAACCACATTAGTCATTGTGTGTTTACAAAAAAAACTAAAGAAAAAAGAAAAGATATATTTCCAATACTTGAATTGGATTATAAAAGCAATACGTTTTATGTTTTTAATACACAAGAATTACACACAGTCTTAAATTTAAGTGCAACTAGATATATGTTTTCTCTTGAGTTTAAAGATAAGAAGGATAAATTATTATACAATCAAGTTAAACAATATTGTATTGATAATAACATTTAATGCGGGGTTAGTTTAATGGTAAAACGAAAGCCTTCCAAGCTCTAGTTGTCAGTTCGATTCTGACACTCCGCTCCAAGTTATGCGGAAAGGTATTAACCGCATGTGAGTACCCCTCATGTGTCTTGGTGAGAATCCAAGTTTCCGCTCCATATTTAAGGAATATTATGTTAAGTTATATCATAACTTTTCTCGCTGTGACTGTTGTAGATATTTTTTATACATACTACATAAAATCGGTAAACGAAAGCAAAGCTGTAACTGCTGGTTTTTGGGGTGCTGTTGTATGGCTGGTTGGTAGTATAGCAGTGATTGAATATACCGCTAATCATTGGTTATTGATACCAGCCTGTATAGGTGCTTTTTGTGGTACATGGATTGGAATAAAAATTAGAAATATGAGTGATAAAAAATCATGAGCGACGGTGGAAAAGGAAGTAACCCAAGGCCTTTTAGTGTTGACACAAAAACCTTTGAGAACAATTGGGACAAAATATTTGGAAAGGATAAAAACATGCAAGTACGTGCAAATGAAGAAATAGGTAATTGTGGATGTGGTCGTAGTCCAACTGGCAAATGCATTGGTTGGCATGCTTTGACAAATGAACAATACAAAGTCAAATTGCAAGAACAACAATTGGCTGAAAACAAACAACTATTAAAAGAATAAAAGGTCTCGCTGGTGTAATGGCAGCATATCGGTCTCCAAAACCGTCGGTTGGGGTTCAAGTCCCTAGCGAGGCGCCAAATATTATGACTAAAATATTCATTTTAACTTATTGTAAAGATATAAAAACATTATATGGTAATCTCCTAACTTTTAAAACTGTTCGAACCGGTTTTAAAGATGCGGAGATTATTGTGTATGATAATAATAGCATCGATGAAGCCAGAAAAGAAATAAGGCTGGCCGCTGCCACGATTGGTGCAAAATATGTACAATATACTAGAGATATTCCACATCATGATTTCATAAAACACCAAATAGAAAAAAATCAAGATTGTTCCAGAATAATTTTTCTAGATCCAGATTTAGTTTTCTGGGACAGTTTTGATGATTTCAATTCCGATGGGTTATTAGTTGGTAGAAAAATACCACCTTTTTATGATGTAAAAAGTGGTAGAAAATATTTTGAATTTTTACATACTAGTTTTTTAGTAGTAAACAATCCTCAAAAAATGGTAGAAAGAACCGAACAAATTAAAAATATATATCATGATGTAATACTTTATAGGCCTTATAGTTTTATGTTAAATGGTGAATGGCATCGTTTTGATACAACCAGTTCTCTATACTCTATAATACAAAAGGATTGTGAACAATTCACAGAAAAAGAATTAGATAAGTATGACCATTTGATTAGTGGAACGCATTTAGATTTTACCACAAGAAATGATGAAAATCATCCTATTGCACTCATACATAAAATGGCTATCGAAGATATTAATAAAATTAAAGGTATTTGGCGAAAGCAAGAGCAATTATTTTTAGATAATAAATTCTGACTACAGGGAAAACAATATGAAAAATATAAAAATGAAGATACGTGGATACGATAAAGAAAACCATTCACTATTAGTTTCTTTTGCATCAGATGAAACTCGTTCTAATAATCCAGAAGATTATGATGCTATCGCTTTTCAAACATCCGAGATGTGGCCAGAAATTACTGATATTGAACAGTTAAAATTAGAAATTGCTAAGGTAGGAATGTCAATTATTAGGCAACAAGTTGCAAAAGAGAATATTGGTGGTAACCCTGTCAAACAAATAGAATTACAAAAATTAGTTGGAATGTCATTTGAATATGATGAGAGTGATTTTATTTCAGAACATGAAGATTATCCTGTGACAGAGGTTTAATATGGAAATTTCAGTTCATGGTGCATGGGAGATAATATGTGGATTAGTTTCAGTTAGAGTTGGAGAAATAATTAACACAGAACCTTTTGTAGATAATAAGGTATTAATTGGAGAAAATCCTACTTATGTTACTCTACATACAAAAGGTATCATTACATTTGAAAATATAAAAACGGGAGAGAAAAAAACTTTTAGAGAAGGTGATTTTTATCCTTTCGATGATTCACTTTCTCCTGGCGAATATAAATTGTTATTTGATGAAGATATAGAACATTTGTGTATTAGTCCTTTTACTGCTGATAATGTAAAATATCATCCATTGAAAGAAAAAATATCTCCATTTAAATTGATGAATGGTAATTCTATTATAATTGAACAAGATAAACGTTTGTTTTTAGTAAAAGGACATATCATCATAGGCGAAAAACATTTCAAAGATATTAATAGAATCAAATTTCATTCTGAAGATAAGCTTGTAGTTGCACAAGAGGATTCATATGGATTTTTTATTAACTCATAACGATTACGCTATAAAATTAAACATTAATATTCCAGATGTAGATTTAAATAGAAAGACAAAATCTATAGCTAAGCATTTTAAAGATAACACTAATGATAATTATGGTGTTATGATGGATTATGTATCAGTAGAAAACTCAGAAAAATTTAAAAATTTATTACCTGAACAATTAAAAGGTCATTGTTTAAGTGTATTGAAATCATCTATACGTGCTTTACCTCCACATACTCATGGTGTTGGTGGTTGTGTTATTAATTTCTATTATAAAACAAATGGAGAAAAAACAGTTTGTTATGATGGACTTTATGAGGAGAATGTAGACCATCCATCTACGTTTAAATCAGATAAAGGTTATTATCTTATAGATGAAACAAATTTAAAAGAAATTTTTTCTTATACGGCAAAAAGTGGCGATGTTTATCTCTTAAATACAAGAAAACCACATGCTGTTATTGACACGAATACTTTAGATGAATCAAGAACAGTCTTTCAGTTGTATCTGAATATAAGTTATTCGGAAGCCTATACAATATTAAGTAGATACCATTATTAATAATAAAAAGAGAAAAATATGGACGTTACATCTGCATCAATTTTTTTAGTCGGAAGTATATTAATCAGTTTGGCCATGTTGATATTAGTATCAGCTGTTGTATTAATAAACAATATTATACACAAATATTGGAAACCAATTAAGGTATATGCTTACCACACAGTAGAAGAACCTAAGAAGAAATAGGAAATATTTCTCCAATGGGTTTAAACACCAATGGCACAAACACAGGTGTTGGAGATGAGTATAATTGAATTGGTATAAATGAAGTATTCGCTTGACAATAGTATGAATTCACTGTAAAATTCTTTGTCATACACTATATATGCCCCGATGGTGGAATTGGTAGACACGCTGGTCTTAGAAGCCAGTGCTTAGGCGTGAGAGTTCGAGTCTCTCTTGGGGCACCAACCACTGGCGTTAGTATAATGGATAATACAGAGGATTTCTACTCCTTTAATGTGGGTTCGATTCCTGCACGCCGGACCAAATAATTTAATGGAGATATTATGATTAAACCGTTAGGTAATAAAGTTGTAGTTGAACGTCTATCTAAAAAAGACAATACAACAGAATCAGGAATTATTTTAAAATCAACAGAAGAACCAGACAGAGCAATTATCATGGCCATCGGTTCTGAAGTAGATGAAGTATCAGTAGGAGAAGTTGTTTTAATTAATTGGAATAAAGCAACAAAGTATAAGGACGAAATCTTTGTTATTCCAATTACAGAAGTAGTATTTGTTTACGAATAATCAGTAGCGGGGTAGCGCAGCGGTAGAGCGACGGACTCATAATCCGTAGGTCGATGGTTCGATTCCATCCCCCGCAACCAGTTTAAATTCTCTTGTTTACACAAGCCGAAAGATAGGCTTCTTTTCTTGCTGTATCAGGAGAATCCATTTTCACTACATATTGTCCTTCTTCATATAGTGTATTCTGATGTATGACACCACCAACATCGGTGTATAATTCACCAATCAAAGAGAATAGAGCTAGATTGCAGTCAAGTAATCCAAAACTGTAAATCTTATCTATCATTATATCAGTACCTTTAACCTGCCTAGGTTTATCAAAAATTAACAACGTATAAACCATTATTAAATCTGAATGTGCTTTTTCGAAACCTCCATTATTAACATAGAACGAATAATCATTTTCATGTTTCAGAAATACCCAATCGTCATGTACATACTTAGCCACAGGTGGAGTTTTGGTACGATCTATTTCAACTTCAAACTCTTTTGAGTAAGAGTTAAATGCCATTAAGGCCATGATAATAAGGAATAGTTTTTTCATTTTTGTCCTAAGTTAATTTTCACAATCAACCCATCGTAAATTACTCCACGTTTTATAACCAGGTGAATCTTTAGGTATAAAACAAGTTCCTAATTCTGGATTCTGTACCATTCTATCTTGCCAAATTAAATACATACAACCACCATAAAATATGACAAGTGATAAAATTAATGCAATCCAATGGGCTTCTTCCCACAATTCACGAATCTTTGCTTTGCGTCTTGCTGCTTTTAATCTAGCTTCTTGTAATTCTTCTTGGCGACGAGCTTCTGCTGCTTCTTGTTGTTTAATTCTTAGTTGATTAAGGCGTTCTCTTTCTTTTTCAAACTTTGTCCAGATTGCGCCTAGACCAGGAGTTTCATAGATCAACATTTCACGCAACTCTTTTTCTGCTGTTTCAAGTTGCATCTGTAACATAACATTGTTTAGTGCTTGAGAATTTAGATCACCTGCATTTTCTGGATTCTCACTATCTTCTTTTGCTTTTCTTGCTGCTTCTTGTACTACTGACTTTGCATCTAAAAACTTACCAATATGTCCAGAAACCTCGGACGTAATTTGGCCTACGTCAGCCGAGGCCGCCTTGCACTCTTTGTAAAAATCTACTCCTTTGCGGATCAAACCCAATGCAGTCTGAGCAGCCGCAAATGCTGATATTGGATCCATTTGTCAATGCTAATAAGTTATACATTTTAATGACCATAACGAAGATTATTATTTAAATAAACAAATATAATGCTTGCATCATTAAAGTAAAACCTACAACACCAACACCTACACTTGCCCAGAACATACCAATGTTAACTGCCAATATACTTGCTGACAACAATACAATTGATAATTGAAATGCTGTACCTGCAAAGGTATACCATGGACTACGTTTCTTTGCGTCAACTCTATCTTCTTCAAGTTTCTTGGCCTTTGCCATCAACTCTCTCTTACCCTCACCCTTTTCTGGGTCACTTTCATATCTCTCAATTTTCTTTGCTAATTTTTCTGCTTTTTTCTTGTCACCCTTTTCAACGGCATTATCATATGCCATTTCTGCTATACTTTGTTTAATACTTTTAGCCTGATAAAAAGACCAGGTATCATTTGCCATGATTGTGTTATTAAGAATTTTACCACTATTTCCATTGCCAAGATATGTGTTTACAGCCAATAGTGCTGCAACAACGGTGATAACCCAACCGGCTTTATCTTTAATTTTTGCTTCTTTTTCGGAACGAGATGGTGCCTTCTTTTCTTCTGCCATTTACTTTGTCCTTATAACTGTTTTCATATCTTCTGCCAAGTTTTCTATATACTTGTCTGAATCCTTTAACAAAGGACCCCAGAAACCGTATGTCAAAGTATTTAAGGCCTTAGAGTAATGTAACCAACCATTTCTCTTTAGGTCAACAAATTCACACAAGAAAGTCTTGTGTCTTTCTACCACATCAGTAATTGTAATGGGTGAGTGTTGAAGATTAGGTGCCCAATACATAGTTTGTCCGTTTCTTAGTTGTTTACCTATTTATACCAGATAAACTGTTGATTTAACTGAAAAAATGTGTTATAATACTATTTGTTTATTAAAGGAGAAGAAATGACTATTCAAATATTAAAACTTATCAATAATGAAGAAGTGATGGCAGAAATTGAAACGGATGACACACATCACATACTTACCAACGCTGTAGGTGTGGCAATTGTTAGGGGTCAAGATGGTAGACCAAATGTTGGTTTTGCACCATGGCCATTACATGCCGATCAGACTGAAAAAGACACCACACATTCTATTGCCAAAAAGCACGTTTTGTATTATTATACTCCTGCTGAGGACTTTATCAATAATTATAATCAGATATTCGGTGCTGGTATCATGGTTCCTCCAACTAAACAGATCATAACAGGTTAATGTCTAATTTCTATACAAACGTACAAAGCTTTGGTGGTAAGATACTCTTTCGTGGAGTAATCAATGGTAAACGTGTCAAGGAAAGAATTGATTACGGACCGACACTTTACATACCTTCAAAAAAGGATACAAATTTTAGAACGTTATCTGGTTCTAATTTGGCTCCGAAAAAATTTGATGACATCAAACAAGCTAGAGAATTCTTAAAACAATTTGAGGATTTACCTGGTGCACCGAAAATCTATGGTCAAAATAGATTTGAATATGCCTTTATTGCTGAACAGTATAGAGGAATGGTTGATTATGACCAAGATAAAATCTCTGTTGCGTTTATAGATATTGAGGTTGGTTCGGAAAATGGTTTTCCAGATCCATATGAAGCAAACGAACCCATCACTGCCATTTGTATTGAATATCTGAATGGCAAAACATGGGTGTTTGCCTGTGGTGATTATGATAAAGAAAAAGACAAAGAGAATGATACATCGAATGTTACTTATGTTAAGTGCCGAGATGAATATTCTCTTTGCAAACAATTCTTAGAATTATGGAAGGCCGAATGTCCAGATGTATTAACTGGATGGAACACAAAGTTCTTTGATATTCCATATCTCGTAAATCGTTTCACTAGAATACTTGGTGAACAACCAACCAAGTCCTTGTCACCTTGGAACTTTATTACTGAACGCAAAGTGAATGTTAATCATCGACAAATGATTGATTATACTTTGGTCGGTGTATCATCACTTGATTATATTGAACTATACAAATGGTATGCACCAGGTGGTAAATCACAAGAATCATATCGCCTAGATAATATTGCACAAATAGAACTAGGTGAAGGTAAATTGTCCTATGATGAGTTTGATAACTTACATGCACTCTATCGTTTAGACCATCAAAAGTTTATTGAATACAACATCAAAGACGTTAGACTTGTTTTAAGGTTGGAAGATAAACTTAAACTGGTCGAGATGGCCTTAACTCTTGGTTATGACACTAAGTGTAACTATGAAGATGTATTTGCACAGACTCGTATGTGGGATTCATTGACATACTCTTATTTGTATGAGAAGAATATTATTGTTCCACCTCGTAGTCATCAAAGCAAAGATTCAGCATTTGAAGGTGCATACGTAAAAGAAGTACAAAAAGGTTTACATGATTGGGTTGCATCGTTTGACTTGAATAGTCTGTATCCACATCTTATCATGCAATACAATATCTCTCCTGAGACATTGGTTGAACCAGAAGATTACACAGAAGAAATGCGTAAAGTTATTTCTTCACGTGTTACAGTTGATGACTTACTAAAGAAAAAGGTAGATACTTCCGGTCTTGTTAATGTTACATTGACACCGAATGGTCAATTCTTTAGGACAGATGTTCGTGGTTTCTTACCAAGTATGATGGAAGAAATGTACGAAGATCGTAAAAAGTTTAAGAAATTAATGTTGACTGCACAACAAGAATATGAAAATGAAAAAGACGAATCGAAAAAATACGACATCGAAAAAAGAATTGCCCGTTATAACAATCTACAGTTGGCGAAGAAAGTTTCTCTTAATAGCGCTTACGGTGCTCTTGGTTCTCAATATTTTAGGTTCTACGACCTCAGAATGGCCTTGGGTGTTACTACTGCTGGCCAGTTGTCTATCCGTTGGATTGAACAGAAACTAAATGACTACTTAAATAAATTATTAAAGACAGAAGAAGATTATGTTATTGCTTCAGATACAGATTCGATTTATCTCAAACTTGGTCCACTTGTTAATAAAGTGTATGGTCAAGACGGCAAGTTATCAATCTCTGGATCCAAGGTTATCGAATTCATGGATCGTGTCTGTGAAGATAAAATACAACCGTATATTGATGAAAGTTATCAGGAGCTTGCTTCGTATGTCCACGCATACGAACAAAAAATGCAAATGAAACGTGAAGGCCTTTCAGATAAAGGTATCTGGACTGCCAAGAAACGTTATATCTTAAACGTATATAATAATGAAGGTGTCCAGTATGCTGAACCTAAGATGAAAGTCATGGGTTTAGAAATGGTTAAATCTTCTACACCAGCAATCATTCGTGAGAAGATGAAACAAGCAATCAAACTTATGGTGAGTGGAACACAAGAAGATTTACATGAGTTCATAGATAACTTCCGTAAAGAATTTAATAAGTTGCCAGTTGAAGATATTTCTTTCCCTCGTGGTTGTAATGGACTGGCCACTTATTATGATGCAGCAACGTTGTATAAGAAAGGCACACCGATTCATGTAAAGGGTGCAATATTATATAATCATTTCCTGAAACAAATGGATCTAACGAAAAAGTATCCATTAATTCAAGAAGGTGAAAAACTTAAATTCACTTATCTGAAATTACCAAATCATTTCAAAGATATGGTTATTTCTTTCCCTAGTAGATTACCTGTTGAATTCAATTTACAGAATTACATAGATTACGACACACAGTTCGACAAGACATTTGTTGAACCAATTAAAGTTGTATTGGATTGTATGGGTTGGACTACAGAGAAAAACTTTTCATTAGAGGACTTCTTTTAAAATGGTTTACTTGACATTTCTTTCCGCACTACTACTCTCTGGTATTGCTGCATATTATTCTATCATAGGCCTTGCATCGATATTTGTCGGTGCATTTTGGCCTGTTGTGTTTATGGGTTCTAGTTTAGAGTTTGCTAAAGTGGTTACAACATCTTGGCTATATAGAAACTGGAGAAAAATACCCCTTCTACTAAAGATATATCTTACCGTTGCTGTAGTAATTTTAATGTTGATTACTTCAATGGGAATATTTGGTTACCTTTCCAAATCTCACTTAGAACAATCTGTCATGATTGGTCCTATTGCAGATAAGGTTGCCATGTATGATGATAAAATAAAGACGTTAAAGGAGAATATAGATGCAAACAAGTTGGCAATTAAACAGCTTGATGCGGCTGTGGATCAGGTCATGGCACGAACGGAAGACTCGAAGGGAGCTGAAAGATCGGTCCAAATACGCAAAGCTCAACAGAAAGAACGCAGTCGCCTTAATGATGAAATTGCGGGGTCGCAAAAAGAAATCGTTAAGATCACAGAAGAAAAAGCGCCGATCCAGAATGAGTTACGCAAGAGTGAGTCGGATTTTGGCCCGATTAAATATGTAGCCGAATTAATTTATGGTAGTAGTGATAGAGATATTATTGATAAGGCCGTTCGATTGGTAATTATTTTAATTATGCTTGTGTTTGACCCGCTAGCTGTGTTATTATTGATAGCAGGTAACATGACAATGAAAGAACAGGAAGAGGAAGAAAAGAAAAAGAATCCACTTGATATCATAAAAGAAAGAGTGGAAGAAAGAATCTCTACCTTAAAAAAGAAACCTGAACCAGTAGAAGAAATAGTTCAGATTGAAAAAGAAAACATTACCAACATGGAAGAAGTTCCACAACGAAAAGTGGAAATATATCATGAACCTAATTATGTTGAACCTGTGGAAACAAAATCACCTGGTGTATCAGTGAAAACAATTGAACCTAAGTATGACTATGAAGCAGCATTTGCTTTTAGAGAAAAAGAATCAGCACCATATGAAATACCAACATTTAAGGATAAAAAATGAGTATACTTGACAAAATTAAAAAGAATAGTAGTATCAAAGAATCAGCTATTCTTTCTAAGTCTAAGTTCTTTACGGACAAAGACATGATCCCAACATCCATTCCTATTATTAATGTGGCCTTATCTGGTCGATTGGATGGCGGGTTGACACCTGGTCTTACAATGTGGGCAGGTCCATCAAAACATTTTAAGACTGCCTTTTCACTTTTAATGGCGAAATCATATCTTGACAAATATCCTGAAGCAGCACTATTATTCTATGACTCAGAGTTTGGCACTCCTCAGTCTTATTTTGATTCCTTTGGCATCGACACAGATCGTGTCCTTCATACTCCTCTTACTGATATTGAACAGTTAAAATTTGATGTAATGCAACAATTAACTAGTTTAGAACGAAATGATAAACTGATTATTGTTATCGATTCTATTGGTAACTTAGCATCTAAGAAAGAAGTTGATGATGCACTTGAAGGTAAATCTGTGGCTGACATGTCACGTGCTAAACAAGTTAAATCGTTATTCAGAATGGTAACACCACATCTGACTATGAAAGATATTCCTATGATTGTTGTTAATCATACTTACAAAGAGATTGGTATGTTCCCCAAAGACATCGTTGGTGGTGGTACAGGTTCATACTATTCAGCAGATAACATTTTTATTCTTGGTCGTCAACAAGAGAAAGAAGGTACAGAAATTGTTGGCTATAATTTTATCATCAATGTCGAAAAATCTAGATATGTCAAAGAAAAGTCTAAGATACCTGTTTCTGTATCTTTTGATGGTGGTATTAGTAAGTGGTCTGGTCTACTTGATATTGCACTCGAAAGTGGTCACGTAATTAAACCATCGAATGGTTGGTATTCTAAACGTGATGAAGATGGTGTATATGAAGAAAAGAAATATCGTATCAAAGAAACAGACACAAAAGAGTTTTGGTTACCAATACTAAAACAAAAATCATTCCAAGAATATATCGTAAACAAGTATCAAATCGCTTCTGGTAGTATTATTCAAAGTGATGTTGCTGAGGCCTTTGAAGTTGAAACTATGAATGGAACCTAAAATGGATGAAGAAGCCAAAATAAAACACTCTAAACGTATTCACCAAAAAGAGGTGAAAGTGGAAAAAGAAATTAAATTGGCAAGAGAGTTTGGAATCGAAGTTAAAGAACCACACAAATTACATAAGAGGCATCTATTCAATTGTGGTAATCCTAATTGTTTTATGTGTATGAATCCACGCAAATCAATTGGTGAGAAAACAATACAAGAAAAAAAATTCAATCAAAAGAAATTGCATGAGGAAGGAATAGAAGAATGACAGAAGGTGTAGATTATTGTTTCATCTATCCTAAAGATGATGCACAAACTGTACATATTAAATTATTGGATGGTCCATATAAAGACACCACATTTAAGTATGGTAAGGTAAAGTTTGAAGAAAAAAATGAAGAAATGCATTTACTTTTTGCATTTGATGTGTTAGAATCCACTATCAAACCTAAGAAGTTACAGAAGGATTTGGATTTTAAAAATTATATTGGTGATCTGTTGGTACAATTAATGTCCAACAATATGGAACAGGAAATAATTGATGAGACTGGAACAAACGATACTAAAGAATCTGATCTACAATGAAGAATATCTCAGGAAAGTATTACCATTTTTAAAGGCTGAATATTTTTTAGATAGAATAGAAAGAACTCTGTTTAATGAAATATCATCATTCATATCTACGTACAACAGTACACCAACGATTGAAGCTGTTGTACTTGCCGTGCAAGAAAAGAAAAATCTTTCAGCTGACGAAGTTACGCAATGTGAAACATATCTACAAGAAATTGAAAAGACTTCAAAGGATGAAACCAAAATCGCTTGGCTCATCGACAAATCCGAGGCATTTTGCCAAGAGAAAGCTGTTTATAATGCTGTCTTGGAAGCTATTTCTATTCTCGATGGAAAGAATAAAACACAAGATAAGGGTGCGATACCCCAGATATTGGCAGACTCACTGGCTGTAGGTTTCGACACAAACGTTGGCCACGATTACTTGGAAAACTCAGATGCACGATACGAATTTTACCACAGAAAAGAAGAACGAATACCGTTCGACCTGGAATACCTTAACAAGATTACAAAAGGTGGATTACCTAATAAGACCCTTAATATTGCTTTGGCTGGGACTGGCGTTGGTAAGTCTCTTTTTATGTGTCACGTTGCCGCTGGTGCTATGTCACAAGGTCGTAACGTTCTCTATATCACGATGGAAATGTCGGAAGAAAAGATTGCAGAACGAATAGATGCAAACCTTTTGAATGTAACTATTGATGAATTGGTTAATTTATCGAAAGATATGTATGACAAGAAAGTTGAACGTGTAAGAAGCAAGACTACAGGTAAACTTATTATTAAAGAATATCCAACAGCCTCAGCATCGGCTGTTCACTTTAGGACTTTATTAAATGAACTTAATCTCAAACGTAGTTTTGTACCTGATATCATCTTTATTGATTATCTTAACATCTGTTGCTCTTCTCGTATTAAACCTGGGGCTTCTATTAATTCCTACACCTACGTTAAGGCAATTGCTGAGGAATTACGTGGACTTGCAGTTGAGTTCAACGTCCCAGTTGTTTCAGCAACGCAGACCACAAGAAGTGGTTTCACAAGCACAGATCCAGGACTCGAAGATACAAGTGAATCGTTCGGACTCCCTGCTACCGCCGATTTAATGTTTGCTTTGGTTTCATCTGAACAGATGGAATCTATGAATCAGATTATGATTAAGCAGTTGAAGAATCGTTATAATGATCCGACAACCTTCAAACGTTTTACTCTTGGTATCGATAGAGCAAAGATGAGATTGTATGATGTTGAACAATCTGCACAAGATGGTATTGCTGATTCTGGCCAAGATGACAAACCTTTAAATTCATTTGGTGAACGTGAACGACAATCTAGTTTTGGTAAAAAATCTTTTAATGGGTTTAAAGTATGATGTTGACTAAAGAAGATGCCTTGGTTTGTGCCAAGGCATTTCATGATTATTTCAGTAACTTTGATCGTATTGATGAATATATGAGAGATCAAAAGTTAAACTCATTATCAGAGATACCACAAGGTATATTTCCCATCGAAGATGATTTGTTCTCCGATTTCTCGATGCATCCAAATGATATGGATTTAGAAGTGGTAGAAATACCATCTGAATCATGGGAATCGATGTTGAGTATTACCTCATCACATATTAATATTGCACCTGTTGGCCGTAATGTTAAAGTGGCAGTAAGAGAAAAGAATACAGGAAAGTTCGTAGGTTTCATTCGGCTAGGTTCACCTGTAATCAACTGTAGACCTAGAAACGAAATGCTTGGACAAGTTTTTACACAGACTCCTGAAGGTGCCAAACGTTTTAATAACTCTGCAATGATGGGTTTTGTTATTGTACCAAGTCAACCTTTTGGTTATAATTATCTTGGTGGTAAATTATTGGCTGCCATTTGCACTTCTCATGAAATGCGTGAAATCGTCAATAAGAAATACAACATGAATCTTTGCCTGTTTGAAACCACTAGTTTATATGGTAGTTCTAAAACAACATCACAATATGATGGCATGAAACCTTATATTAGATATAAAGGCCTTACCGAATCAGATTTCTTACCGATGATGCACGGTAAACCATATTCTGAACTCAGAGATTTTGTACAGTCTAAGGTTGGAGAGTTGGTTGATAAAGATGTTTCAAGTAAGAAACTTAAAATTAGTATGAAGATCATTGCTCTGACTAAGGCTGCACTGAAAGGTACTCCTGAAGGTGTTGAATTTCAGACAACAATCGATAATGCAAAGAATCTAACTGAACAGAAACGGTACTATGTTTCTGATTATGGATTTAAGAATATGGTTGACTTTGTGAACGGAACGTGCGATAATCTGGTCAAGGGTGATAATTATGAGAAACACAATCTGGAAAACATAGTTAAGTGGTGGAAACACAAAGCGACTAACCGATATGAAACACTAAAATCGGAAGGTCGACTAAGAAGTGAATTAGAAGTATGGACTAGTGGCAAACACATAGATATCATAAGATAAATACTTTTATTTAAGGGTTGAAATGGCCTACGAAGCGTCCGAGATTATGTTAGCAGCTGCTATGATGTATTCTAACCAAGAGTTGGATGCATACACTCAAGATGTTGGAAAGTTGCGTGAGTTGATGATTGACGCCAGAACAAAATTAAAGAAACATACAGATAAACATATTCATTTCGGAAGTGTTGCCATCGAAAAAGGATTTACTGATTTGATGGATGAAAATAATAAAGAAGCACTAAAAGACCTGGCTGGAGGAATTTCTGCTGCAAAAGGAGTTCGTGACTATCTATCAAAATCAGGTGAAAGTGGTGGAAGTAGATTATCACCATCAATTTATATGACAGGTAATGTTTGGCCAAAAGATGTTGAGAAATTCAGAATAAGTGCTTATGGATTCGAAGATTACAATTCAGCAGATGTAATTATGACAGCTGATAGTAAAATGTATTATGGTGTATCATTAAAGAAAAAAAGAAGTTCAACTGGTGGCGAACCGACACTCATCAATAAAGCCTTTGATAGTGTTTTACAGGGTAAAAAATTTGATCCAATTAAAGATAAATTGGCAAAAGTAAGACAAGAATATTTTGCTTCACTAGTAATAGAAGCTGTAGAAAAGGGAATAATTTTAAAGAGTCATATTAAAAATTTTGATGCTTTAAAGAAAACTGAACAAGGCCGAAAAGAACTTTTTGAAGCTAAACAACGTGATAAAAAATTATTTGATCGATCTTATATTGATACTAAAGGATCTGCAAAATTAAAAGATGGGTATCTTTCGAATGATACCACGAATGAAAACTCTATGAGGTATTTTGTTAATAAAAAATTAGCAGAAAAGAATAATCCATTATGGAAAGAATTCGTTAAAGTCATGAATGAATATTCAGACTTGTTCGCTGATTCACTCATTAACATTATACTAAAGACTAAATTGTTTGAAGAACTAGATGCAAAGAGTTTAGGTAAATACAAATTTAATTTTTTTCTTGTTACTGGTGTAGGTGATATTTCTTCAAAGGGTGAAGTCAGAATTGGTGATGCTTCCGTATTACCATTAAAAACCACTCTATGTGGTTTGACAAGAATAGAACAAGACTTTAAAAATAAAAAATATGAAATTGTGTTGAATGAACAGAAAAAAGAATCTTCAGATGCAGCTAAGATTTTCTTACAATTAAAACGTGGAAATGTTACACTATTGGATTTAGAAATTAGATACAAGGGCGCTTTTACTCCACAACCACAATTTCAAGGCACATTAAATTCTGATTTTAAAAAGTTATTAGAAAAAGAGTGTGGGTTTTAAAATAATTTAACATCAAGAGAGAACTAAATGGCATTCAGTGATTTTGATAAAATTCTAAGAGAGTACCAAACAATCGATGATGATTTTGGTTTCTCTGCCGTATCAGAAGAAGAATATAATTCAGTCATCAACAAGACAGCCGAAACCGCTGACGATTACAAGACAAGGTTGAGTGAAGTTGAAAAGATGATTATACCTTTTCTGCAAAAGTTACATTCAACAGGAGATAAAGAATACATATATTGGCCAAACAGGAAGCCAATGATTGAGAAACAAATAGAGAGAATACTAAAACTAACAAGAGGTTAAATGCCCATTAAATGTCGGACGAAATAGACGAACTAAAAAAGAAATTAAAACAATTTAAACCGGCGAAAAAGAAATTAACAATACCAAAAGAATTATTAAACGATGCAAAAAGTTATGAAGATAAATTGGCAGTGATTAAAACGGTATCTGAAAGAGAAATGAAACGTGTAATTATGATTGTCAGAGATATGTTAAAGGATGATCTGAAAAAAAGAAAATGAAAGATTTGCTGAAATATTTACCCCAGTTATTGAATATATTGCCAGGTGTAATTAAATACTTGAAGTACATTCCTGTATTAATGATACTCGGTGGCCTAGGTTATGCGGGGTATTATTTTGCGACAAATATGAAAGATAGATATATGTGTTTTAATAATGATATATATGAACAAGTAGAATTTAATTCTAGTGTTTATAAATTTAAGGGTGGTTACTGTATCAGTGACAAAGATGTGAAGTAATTTTTAAGTGAGGTTATTATGAGTGCTGTTGTTATTTTACCTACCACAGGTGCGCCTGAGGTACGTACTGCAATTGAAAGTGTTTTAAATCAAACATATCCCACCAAATTATATTTGGTATGTGATGGTGACCAATTCAAAGGCAAGGTTAAAACTATTGCTGATGAATACTTAGGAAATCCCAACTTTAAAGTCTGTTATCTACCAGACAACGTAGGTGCAAATGGTTTTTATGGCCATCGTGTCTATGCAGCTTTCTCACACCTAGTTAACGAAGAATATGTTTTATTCTTAGATCAAGACTGTTGGTTCGATAAAGATCATGTAGGTTCTTGTGTCTTAAAGATCAAAGAGAAAAATCTTGAGTGGTCTTATTCACTTAGAAAGATAATGGACAAAGACGGCAATTACATATGTAACGATGATTGTGAAAGTCTTGGTTTGTGGCCTGCATGGACAAAAGTAAATCACATCGACACAAATTCTTATTGTGTGCGTAGAGATGTTCTAATCAGAATGGCCTCAATTTGGCATGGTGGATGGGGACAAGATAGAGTATTCTTGCAAGCAATAACCACTCATTTCAAGAGATGGGATTGTACCAAAAAATATACAGTAAATTATAGATTAGCTGGTAATCAAGGTTCTGTTACTAAAGAATTTTTTGATGAAGGCAACAAAGTGATGTCTGAAAAATATAATGGAGTTCTACCTTGGCGAAACGACTAGTAATCGGTAAGACCAGTTTTATTGCAAAGGAACTGGCCAAACTAGAAGATTTTGATATAGTTGGGTATAATAATATACATCATGTTGATTTTTCAAAATATGATTGTGTGGTTAATTGTGCATTGAATCCAACATTTAAAACACAACCTTATGACCAAGAAAAGGATGTGGATTATCAGATGGCAAAACTTTCATATGAAAGTGGATGTAATTATGTAATGTTGTCCACAAGAAAGGTATATGGTTCATATGCAGATTTAAGAACATTTACCGAAGAAAGTCAGACAAATCCATTTGACTTTTATAGTGAAAATAAGTTAATATCTGAATACAAGATTCAAAAAGAATTTGGTGATAAGTCGGTAATTGTTCGTGGATCAAACCTTTTCGGTTTTGAACTTGGTAGACAATCATTCATGGGATTTTGCATGAATCAATTGATATCCGACTCAAAGATTGTCTTTACTATCAGTGAACATGTAAAAAGAGATTTCATTGATATAGGTACATCATGTATGTTGCTTGATAGTATTTCAAAAAGAAAATTAACTGGAATTTATAATTTGAGTTCCAACTATGGATTAGAAATAGGAAAAGTTGCAAAATATCTGATTCGTGGATATGGCGCTGGTGAATTTTTATGCACAAGTGATGTTATGAAAGAACAGTTCATCATAGACAATAACAAGCTCACAAAAGAACTTAATATATCTACTCAACCATTGTATATTACTAACATCATTCGGAAATTGGGAGAAGAATTGTGCGAGATATGATTATTAGTGCCGTATCCGAATATGGTTACGACAAGATGAAGTATTGGGTAAACTCAATCAAACAAACTGGATTCAAGGGTATAATTGCAATTATAGCCTTTAATATGAAAGATGAAACGAAGAAGAAACTTGAAGAACAGGGTGTAACTGTTTATCTTGCTTCTCAGAATAGAAACAAAAATAATGATGGTTACTTATTCGTTGAAGGATTAACTTATCAAGTACCAATGCTCAGACATCATTTCTATTGGGCATTATTGAATCAACTCAAAGACCAAGATATACGATATGTTATTTCAACCGATATATCTGATGTCGTATTTCAAGTGAATCCATCAACATGGCTTGAAAACAATCTTGGTGACAAAAAACTTAATTATGGTTGCGAAGGTTTAAAATATAAAGATGAGGCCTGGGGAAATCAAAATATGATGGATTGTTTTCCTCAACTTTATCAACACATGAAAGATAGGCCAATCTATAATGCCGGTTCAATGGCAGGTGAATTTAATACATTTAAAGACTTTTCATTGGCTGTTTCTTTGGCAATAAGTAATATACAAAATCCAACACCAGATCAAGCTGGTGTTAATGTGATGTTATCTATTGAACCATATCTTTCATTAACCAAATTTAACGATCATGATGACAATTGGGCATGTGAATGTGGAACTACAGTAGACCCCAACAAAATAAACACCTTTAGGCCTCATCTATTGAGTCCTGAACCTGTTTTTGATGGTGAGTATGTTTACACAAGTAAAGGTGAAAAATATGTAATGGTGCATCAATATAATAGAGTACCGGATTGGAAAGATAAAATTGAAAGAAAATATGAATAAAGATATTTCAGTTGTCACAGCATTTTATGATATAGGTAGAGGAAATTTACCAAAGTCTAAACATGGACGTGAACTGCCATTCTATCAACATAGAAGTGTTGACACTTATTTTGAATTCTTTAGTAACTTAGCTAAACTACAAAATGAGATGGTGATATACACCACTCCAGATTTTGAAGATAGAGTTTTAACAATTCGAAAAGAAAATGGACTTGAAGAACTCACTAAAGTTGTAACTAGAGAATCGTATCTACCAACAGAATATGAACAAATAAAAGAACGTGTTCAAAAAACTATGGATGATCCTAATTATTATGATAAAGTCATTAATCCACAATTAATAGAATATTGGCATGCTGATTATGTGTTGGTTAATATATTCAAGGCTTGGTATGTAACAGATGCTATCGAAAAGAATTTAATATCAAACGACTTGACTGCATGGATCGATTTTGGTTACGTTCGTAATAACACTACGATACCTGCATCAAATCGTTGGACATATGATTTCAATAAAGAGAAAATACATTTCTTTAATCAACGTAATATTGATCCTAGACCAATAAATGACATAATATATACTGGAGATGTTTATATACAAGGTTGTCATATTGTTGCTGGCACAAAGAAATGGTCATTACTGAAAGAACTAGTAATGGACAATGTAAATTTATTATTGTTACACAATTTGATTGATGATGACCAAACTCTTTTGTTGATGTCATTTCTCACCAAACCCGATGAATTTGAATTGCATCCAGCAGATCCAAATGATTGGTTCAGAATTTTTAGAAAATATAATGATAACATATGAACATCGATATAGTATCTCCTAGAATCCATAATTTGGGTGATTTTGCTCATTGTTTACCTGCATTATCGGCCTTATATAAAAGGTTTGACAAGAAAATATCATTTACAATCTGTGATAGATTACAAAGATTTAAAGGTATCAGAGAACTACTATTGGAACAGGAAATGTTTTCTAATGTTTGGTTCTTACACGAAAAACAGTTCAACCCTATGAATTGTGTACTTATGGATGATACAGGAACAGAAGAAGGCAATCTCAATTCTCCTATTGTCGTTAGAAAATATCTAAACTTTTTAAATCACACATACAAATTAGATTTAGAAAGTGATGATAACTTTGAATTACAAATACCAAAATATGATATCGATTACCACTCCGACAAACTTATTATTGGTGATAGATGGTCACCAAAAGATGCACCTGATGTGGATGAACGGAGATATTCCAATTTAATAGAAACATCTGAAATTATTCCACATAAAAAAGGTTTTTGTCTTGACTATACTAATGAATTATTGTATAATTGTTCGTTAATCAAATATAATACAAATGCATTTGTTACCACATTTACTGGTATTGCTGTACTTGCCGATCTTATGAAGAAAGATAGTTATATCTTGTGGGACGAAGATATGAGAAATTGGCAAGGTTGGGATATAGAACATGTATTTAAAATGCATTTCTATCAAGATAGGGAATCAAAACTAGTTTATTTAAAAGATTTTAAATATGATTATTAATATTGAGCCACACAATTTCGGTGGACCACTCCGCAACGGAGATATTATTGCTGCACTGAATTTCTATGCTTGGTTGGCACCACAACATGGTGGTGATATTAAACTTCACATTCCAGATCGATCAATACATCAATCTGATTATATCATTAAATTTCGTAATTGGTTGAATGACAACGTTTCTTTCCTTTCCACCGATGCAGGAACGAATTCATTGAATGTGAATAATGTGAATCTTTGGGATTTTAGATCATTAACTGGTGATATACTATTACTAGATTTTAATCGGCCAATAAAAAAGAAAATTGTAATTGCTCCATTGTTTGATGGTGCATATAACACATATAGAAACTGGTCCAATCCAATGTTAGATTCTATCGTTGAACATTACTCGAAAGATGAGTATAAGGATTATGAAAAGATTATTTGTGCAAAGAGTGATACACATACAACCTTCTATGATGGTTGGAAAAATAGTTATGATTTTATTGAAAACATAGAACATATAGTTGATTGTAGTCACTATGTTGGTGGTGATACTGGAACATCACACTTTGCATCTGTCTTACCTAAGAAAGAGAAATTAAATTATTATTATGGATCAGTAGGACTATTACATACTACTCCTTTCTATGCGATGCAAGGAAAAGGAAATATAAACATGTTTCACAATAGTAATTGGAGATTAGATTTATTATGAGAATTTATAAAAAAATGTTTGGTGATATTGGTGGTTATTTGTATCAGGACAAAATGACAGGACCTATACCAGATTATTCTTCATCATATTCAAAACAAAGATATGATACTTATACAACAAATGATAGAATGTCTGAGTTGAGATTTAATTTGTTAACCAAAGTAATTAAAAACTTTAGTAGTGTTACCGACTTTGGTTATGGTAATGGTGCATTTCTACAACATTGTGTCAAGAACGGTAAGACAACCTACGGGTTTGATATATCGGATTATCCGACACCTATAGGTTCTCTAAAAATTGATAATGTAAATGATTATGAAGTTGATGTGGTAACTTTTTATGATTCACTTGAACATCTTCCAGAGATGGAATTAGTTCCTTTTCTCCGTGGTCTGAAAACAAAATACGTTTGTATTTCTGTACCTTGGTATCACGAAGAACAAGGAAACGAATGGTTTATGAATTGGAAGCACCGTAGAGAAAACGAACACTTACACCATTTTGATTCACATGGTTTGGCCAATTTACTTAACTCCTCCGATTATAAAGTTCTTTACTTGGGTAATTGTGAAGATGTTGTAAGAACTCCTGTTGATGGCCTACCCAATATATTAACTGTTATTGCAATCAAAAAGAATCGTAACACATGAAAACACTTAGTATAACAGTTATTGATACTTTACACTATACACCAAGTATTAAAGCACTTAAAAAAACACTTGAAACTTTAGGTGATAAGATTACATCGGTTTATTGGTTTAGTGATATTCCTTTTCCTGAACCTATTGATGTAGAAGTTTTTTGGATAAAAATACCAAGAATTAAAAGTTATAATGATGAATATGGTAATATTACATTAAAACTTTGTCCTGTTATTTGTACTGAAGATTTTAATTTGATTATTCATTCTGATGGGTTTGCAGTCAACAAAGATGCATGGACTGATGAATTCTTTGAATATGATTATATTGGTGCAACATGGCAAGACGGCCGTGTTGGTAATGGTGGTTTCTGTTTGAGGTCACAAAAACTGTATCAAGCATTAAATAAAATGAATGTCAATTTTGCTACAGAACAGTTTGGTGGTTTAATACATAATTCAGATTATCATGTATTTACAAAAGGTCAATATCTTATTCCTGAAGATAATGTTATTTGCAAAATACATAGAAATGAATTAGAAACAAAACACGGAATCAAATTTGCACCATCACACATTGCAAATAGATTCAGTGTAGAACTTAACTACAATCACGAATGGGTTGGAAAAAGTTTAGGGTTTCATGGTAAACATGGTATTGCGAAAAATTATGGAGTTGAATTATGAAAGATATTAAAATTTACATTCATGCAATGGACTTACCTAACGGTAAACAAATTTTAGAAGAACAAGTAGAATTACTTGAAAGAACAGGATTAATTGATGCTGCTGCAGAAATTAATTTGATGATGCATTTCAACAAAGAAAATTTCAAGTGGCTTGAAGATAGATGGCAAAACAGGCCGAATGTAAAATTCCATTTATTTGATGAAAGTTATAAAGAGTGGTTTGAAGGAACTACCATACAAGGAATACAAGAACGGGCTCATGCATCAGAAGATGAGTATTATGTTCTTTGCATGACATGTAAAGGAATTTCTCATGCACCAGGTGGCCATCAAAATTGGCGTCACTATATGCAATACTTCACTGTTGAGAAATGGAAAGAATGTGTAGAAAAACTGAATGAAGGTTATGACACCGTAGGTGCAGCATACTTACCTGATCCTCCTTATGGATTCTATCCAGGTACTTTCTTTTGGGCAAAAGCATCATACATCCGTAAATGTCATAGACTCTTACCACCACCTGAGGCAAATTTCAAACCGCAATTTGAAGGACAACCGCATCATAGATTTGATATGGAGTGTTGGATTGGCAGTGGAAAACCTAATTGGTATGAAATGCATTTAGGTCCTAGTGGTCGATGGTATTCACCTCCATCATATTATAGGACAGATGTTCAGGAAGTAACACAAAAAGAAGGTGTTTGGACTTATAAAGTAGAGATGTAAAATTCACATTAAAGGATTTTTTAAATGAACACGAATGATTTGATTAATGAACTGGCAGTTACAGTTCAACCAAAGTATGTTAAAAAATATGATGATTACAAAGAAGGCGACTTCATTCAATATTCCGGTCAATTGTGGGATGAAAATGAAATGCGAGTTGCACTTGATGCCTTACTGAATGGTAAATGGGTAACATCAGGTGAAAAGGTCGCACAATTTCAAAATAAATTCAGTAAGAAATTTGATGTGAAGTATTCACACATGGTCAATTCTGGTAGTTCGGCCAACCTTGTGATGATTACTGCATTAAAACATTATTTAAAATGGCAGGATGGTGATGAGATTATCGTATCACCTGTAGGATTCCCAACCACAATCGCACCTATCGTTCAAAATGGAATGAAGGCCGTATTCATCGATATTGAATTGAATACACTCAATTTCGATATTGATCTAATTGAATCTAAGATTACACCTAGAACCAGAGGTATATTTGTTTCTCCCGTACTTGGTAATCCGCCTGACATGGACAAATTGAAAGATATTTGTGAAAGACACAACATTCTTTTGATTGGTGATAACTGTGATTCATTAGGCACACGTTGGGATGGTAAGTTGCTAACAGATTATTATTACTGTTGGTCTACATCATTTTATCCGGCGCACCATATCTCTACAGGTGAGGGTGGAATGGTTTGCTCTAATGATGAAGCGTACATGAATATTGCACGTAGTGTATCATGGTGGGGACGTGATTGTTACTGTGTTGGTTCAAACAATTTATTGGAATGTGGAACTTGTGGTAATCGTTTTGATGAATGGTTGGCCAACTATAATGGTACAATCGATCATAAGTATGTTTTCACAACTATGGGTTATAATTTAAAACCTTTAGACTTACAGGGTGCTATTGGTATAGAACAACTGAAGAAGTTTGAATACATTGATGAAAAGCGTCGTGAATATAAGGACGTTGTACAAAAATCGATTCGGAATCACATCAAACAAGTAAGAGTAATTGATGCATTACCAAAAGGTGATCCTTCTTGGTTTGGTGTTCCTATTTACTGTGAATCACAACAAGTAAAAGAAAAACTGGTTGCACATTTTGAAGCAAACAAGATTCAAACTCGTAATTACTTTAGTGGTAATATATTGTTGCATCCTGGTTATCAACACCTAGATGATTATAGAAATTATCCAAATTCAAACCTCGCACTCAGTAATGTATTCTTTGTTGGATGCTCACCATTATGGAACTATAAAATTCTAAATTATATCGACAAGGTATGTGAAAAATGGAACGATTAATTAATGTCTTTGGTAAAGGCTTTGTTGGTACTCGATATTGTGAATTAACTGGCCACACAAAAATTGTTAATGCTCGTGATGACTATGAAGTGACACCTGGTGTCACCGATATAGTTTATTTCATTTCAACTGTTGATAATTATAATGTGCATACAGACCTACACATCGACATTGATACAAACTTATCTGTATTAATGGATGTGTTGAAATCTTTTAGAGAGAATTCACCTGATGCAGTCTTTAATTTCATAAGTTCGTGGTTCGTTTACGGTAACGTTGAATTACCAGCCAAAGAAGATTCACATTGTGATCCTAAAGGTTTCTATTCAATTACAAAAAGAACCGCAGAACAATTACTGATATCATATTGTGAAACTTTTGGATTAAAATATCGCATATTAAGATTAGGTAATGTTCTAGGTACAACCGATAATAAAG